TGGCACCAAGACGAGGATGGTGGTCCAATTGAGGACGCTACATTGGATGCCAATTACGCTTAGTGACCCTGCGGGGCTTTAAACAATAAAACCCCCTTTTTTATTATGCTTGAGCTACCTACGTATGGAATATACTAAGTATAGACCCTAAATCAAGCTACAACAAGATGATGTCTTGGCCGTGGATTTTCTCGATAGAGGTGAATCGCCTGTTGATGGCAACAAACGATTTTTCATCTTCTCCCCAGATCTCGGCGATCGAGTATTGGGAGGTGACGATGATTTTCTTGGGCCGGATGTAAATAGCCGCCGTTTTGACCTCGGCGACAAAGGGCAGGAAGTCCGGCCATATTTTGAAGTAGTAGGTGAGGTCACGGTGGTAGATGTCCATGTCTTCAATGATGACGACCTCTTCTCCTTGATAGCCGTCCCACCATTTGGAGAGCGGCTTGAGGAACGCGTTGGGGTACGCTCGGTAGGCAGATGTGGTCTTGCCACATCCGGAGACACCATGGATCCAGGTTCCACATATTCCATTGAGTTCAGTTGGCCGGACCATGAAATCTTTCTTGATTTGTTTGTACGCCCCATAGTGGCGTATTCGTAGCTCGGGGTCGATGTTCTCAATATCTCCTTACCGTTAAATTTGAAATATTAAACCGGTTTTTGCGAGCTCCCAGAAAGATACCCAACGCTCCTTTTCGGCTTCCCCGATCTCTTGCGGACATTGAGGCGGCGTCCCAAAGTGGACAAAGTCTCCTTCTTTGGTGCAGTACTTGTAGTTGTCCAGGTAGGTCCCTCGAGCAACAGTGAGGTGCACGCCTGGCAGAGCTCGGCACATGGATCGATGACTTCGGGCGTTGTCGAAGTACAGGTACCCCTGCAGGTGGGGAGTACCGGTAGCGGGCGCCCACTCGTATCCGAATAAGACGTAACGGTAGGCAAGTTCATCGAGGAGGTCCTGGTGTTCATCGGGATAGTTATTCCAGGTGAAGCAGAACGCGCGGGAACGAGTGTTGGACATGAATGCATTTTTACATCGCAAAACGAGCCGGTTTACTTATAGACAAATTTCCCATACTACGCCACAGGCGGAGTACCAAAATGTCCACACTAAGCCACAGCTCCTTCAATACGGGAGGCTTCCGTCCTCCCATGTCCACACTACGCCACAGCGGATACCCACACTACGCCACGGCGGGGGGAACAGATATAATCAGGTCAAATTGACACTGACACAGAGGGGTAGGGTAATAATAGCCCTACCCCTGGTCTGTGTCAGTTTATCTAGGGTTTAGATAAAACTTAACTGCCCTTCTCTGTTATTATTTAAATCATGGCCCGCCGTAGACAGAAACGCTCCGTCAAGAGACGTCGACCGCAAGCAAGGCGTAGTACCCGACGAGTCAAGCGCAGGAGACTCGGCAAGCGTGCCGGTGGTCCCAACTTTCCCGGAGACTACGTCGGATTCGGTACAGCTGCTGTCGCAGCTGCACTAGGAATAGACACCTCCACTGGCAAGACAGGAACTGTCAAGGAGAATACGGACCAGTGGACAGCAAATCATGCTGACGGGATCAAGTACAAGACCGTCAACATCAAGTACAAACCGAGCAAGCTCGCTAAACTGACGAGAGCCTTAAGTCAGACCGGCAGTATCTACGATTACTCCGCCAGTGGTGGCTTCTCGACCCAAGGGGCCCAAGGGGCCTCCTTGGTTACAACGATCGACGCCGCACTTTTTGCTGAACTGTACGGTGTACTGAACACTCCAGTGACAGTCACTACGCACAGCAGAAAGATGTATCTCGGATTAATGCGCACTGAACTGGAATTCCAGAACGCCGGAAACACTACGTGTGAGTTCGAGATATACGTCTTGATCGACAAGAATACCGGGTCCTTAAGCAGTCCCGGAACAATCTGGGACAACGGCATCAACGCGGAAGTATTCAATGCTACCGCGCCGGTTGAAAATAAGACTGACCTGTGGAATAAACCCACAAGTTACAAGGCTTTCAACATTGCCTTTTGGACAAAACGCTACAGCTGTCACTTGACACCTGGCGAAAACTGCAAGTTCAACTTGAACTTCAATCCTGGTAGAATCCTGGACACCCAGTATATGGATGACTACTCTTCCATAAGGGGACTTACCCACCACGTTATGGTAGTTCAACGTGGTGTGCTGGGTGACAGTACAAAGACGAAGACGGTTACTGCCGCAGGGCAGACCCTAACTCCTTCAAAGTTGATCTGGTTGATCAAACGTACGTTCCACGGCTGTGTTCTTAACACCTTGCCTAAGGTGACCAAACAACGTGACGGTACTGGAGAATTGCCCACACTGTTGGGTGCCTTGTGGCACCAAGACGAGGATGGTGGTCCAATTGAGGACGCTACATTGGATGCCAATTACGCTTAGTGACCCTGCGGGGCTTTAAACAATAAAACCCCCTTTTTTATTATGCTTGAGCTACCTA